TTCTTCTGGTCGCAGAGAGCGAGAATAGGATGCTCAGGTGTAACCTTCACAGACGAGATGCTATGCTTTACACCGAAGTTAAGAATCTTGCCCTTATATACGTGACGAACAGGTTTGTTCACACGGTTATACATTCCATCGCTTGTAAGCACACGGTCGGAGACAGAGACATCCTCAATGCGCTTAGGACCCTGCTCCGTATAGACAAGGGTATCGGGGGCGAAACACTGGTCAACGTAGCGCGCCGTGTTATTGAAGACACGGAGCATCGGCACGATGCCGTTACTGATACCACCGGTTCCCTTAATCAAAGAGCCCGTAGCACGAATATTGGAGATATGGAGACCGATACCACCGCCGTACTGACTAATAAGGGCACAGTTCTGGAGAGTGTCGTAGATTCCACGGATAGAGTCGTCCTTCATCGCAAGAAGAAAGCAGCTGCTCAACTGTGGACGCTTGGTACCGGAATTGAATAGTGTCGGAGTAGCATGGGTGTAAAACTTTTGAGACATCAGGTCATAGGTCTCAAAGGCACGCTTCAAATCGGCGCCCCAGAGACCGAGCGCAACACGCATCCAAAGATGCTGGGGACGTTCTACAATACGACGATTGGTATCACGGAGCAGGTAAGCGCGCTCCAATGTCTTAAGACCGAAATAGTCAAGGAGGAAATCACGTTCATAGTGAATATGTGCTTCAATCTCGTCGGCGTGAGCCCGAACGAGAGTAACAAACTCAGGCGAAAGTAGGGACGCCGGCTCTCCCTTCTTATCGCAAACTGCGTCCAAAATTTCTATGACGGCAAGCATAGTAGGAGACGTATTCTTTTGGTGATTGCTAATAGCAATCTGACTGGCGAGATCGGCATAGTCGGGATGAATCGTAGACCATGAATACGCAAGACTTGCGGTAATATTGTCCAATTCGGTGGTCGTAATACCATCTACGATACGGGCAAGAACACCCTGGGCGACTTTGGTAGGATTAACGTTCAGTCCTGTCGCCGCTTTTGTAATACGTTCTTGTACCTTTTCAAAGGCTACATCTTCACGGTGTCCGTCGCGCTTCACAACTTGCATGTTCTGTTCCATTGTTGGGAAATGTGTTAGGCAATTTTGGACGCAGCCAGCAACTCAATTTTTTACCGCACCCCTAAACAAGATGGTGGCTACAAGTTGGCTTGTATTTTCCTTTGCCGTATTTGCGGTGGCTCTCGTAGGGCTCTCTCATCTCAATAAGTTTCGGTTACACGAAGGATTTCAGCCGATTGAAGACCTCAATAATAATCGGTTCTGGTTCAAGGACTGGAAGTATGAAACATCGAGTGATAAGTTGCCGGTCGGCGCATCGGAGCCAGACGGACTTTCGCCAGGCGATGCTTTTTCCGTATCTACGGAAAAACTCCTATCTCCCCACATTCAACCGTTGTCCGTAGAGGCGGCGGAAGCGGGATGGGATAAAACAACATCGCAAGTATGTTATCAAACCGATGCCGGCGAAGTGTTGAAGAAGACCCGGAACTTCTTACAACGCACAAATAACTACCCCCGATCCTACCCCGATGATTGTTCGGCGCCGTTTCACGAGTTTTTAGGTACGTTCTATGCGCCGGCGACGGGTGGAATAGGACAGACACCGGCAGCGGGTACAAATTACCCCCGCCAAACCCAGTGCGCCAAGTAAGCGTCCAGCACAGCCCAGCCCATCCAACCCCGCAAAAAAGCAAAAAATTTGTATAAGTACCACTGATACCTATACAAATCAATAACAACCCACTAGTCGGAATCCACACCGAGCCACCCACCTTTAGACGTTTCAGCGGCAGCAACGGTAGCAGCAGCAGCCGGCTCAGAATCGGAATCCGATACAAACAGCGCCTTCTCTGCATAGCGTCCGTCCACACGTGCCGACTCCACCTCTACCCAAAAGCGTTCATACGCCGGCTGACCGACCTCTGCCCACCACCGACGATTGCGCAGAACCGTCTTGGTGAAGTAATCATAAACGTACCAAACCGTTTCTTCTAACACAACCAATCCATCTATATTGTCAGGAGTCCAGGCACAGCATTCGGTAAATCCGGACTCTGATGACGGAAAGAGCGGACTATAACGGTACTCGTACGATTCAAGGTCATACTTCTCCTCCATGACCGTTCCCTCATCCCGCTCTACCGCAACCATCACAGGGGGCTTTGCTACAACGTAGATTTTTCCCATCCACGGATTTTTAGCACTCACTGCCGCTGAATACTTCGCATCCTTCAACATCATAGAGGTAAAACGCATTTCTATGTAATCCACGGCGTCCACATCACAGACTTCAGCCTGAAGCTGCATTTGGCAATAGTAATCGGGTGGAATGATACCGTTAAGCTCACGGGTGATAGGCGACTTGATTTCTACTAGACGTCCGCACCGGGGTCCGCTAGTGATAACACCGTCAGGTGATGCCGCTAGACGCGGTAGAAACGGGTGCCGAATACGACCAAGACCGTCGTAAACATTACCTTCGGCGAAACACCGCTCGTACAAGTCACGTACGACGGGCTCAAATCGCCAGCCCCATTTGAATGCCGATAACTTTCCTTCGCTGTCAAAGGTATATACCGTTTGCGAGGTCGTATCTTGCTCATGTTCATTCACGACGACCGGTGTTCCGCACTTCTTGGCAACGACCACGCCGATTCCGTTCGCTGTTCCGTATACTACATTACCGAACTCATGACCTGTTAGAAGTTCTAGGGTTTCGTTATGCCACATTGCGGATTTTTGTGCCGATTGTGGTAAAGCTTTGAGCCGATCAACATTTTCTGGTTTCGCAACCAAATTTTTTAACGCAACATCTCGGCAAAATAGGAAATATTCATAATAAATCGCACGAAGGATGAGAATTGCGTCATTTTTCGCACGTGTAGATTTAAAGGCAGTATCAATGAAGAATTTATTCGCCTCGTTCATCTCGGTGTCTATCCAATCGGTTAGGTCGTACTCATCGAGAAGACGAGGCGGATCTACCGATATCCAATCATCCAACCATTGTATGGATGCGGAGTAAGGCATTCCTATATTGGTAGACATTTTTTCTGTTTCATGGATCGCTTGTACCCCTTCTTTTTGTTTGTCGGTGTACCTCAATTTTGAAGGACGCTGAGTGTGTTGGATCTCCATCGCGTATTATTTTTAAACCACGAATGCTTAGAATTTTTCCTTCTTCGTAAACGAGTTGTTGCTTTGTATTCAGGAGTTTAGAATCGTTTGCCTTCACTAACGCCTTATTGAGATTCTCCTTCTCTTCTGAAGAAAGCCCAGGATATGATTCAGCGAATGTACGTAGTTTTTGTAGGCGAAGTCCACGCTCTAAGCGTAGCCATGGTTTAGTCGTAGAGGCAGCATGGGATTCGGCTTCAAAGAAATTGGTGAGTCGTCCCTCTACGCCGAAAGCAAGGAGGGCTTGCCCCATTAAGGTTGTAGGAGCGGCAGCACCCGATACATCTACAATAGGCGGAACACTCCCTGAAATATCGGTAGCGGATGAATTTAAAGGGGGCGATGCGGGAATCACCGGCAAAGGAGAGGTTGCGCGCTTTACACGTCTCGTTTTTACCCGAAACATTCCTATTATTAATATAACTATAACAAAGGTTTAGACTCTCCTTACGGAGTAAAGACTCAAAAAAAATAACAATTATAATAAGAATGACATCTGTTCAGTCGTATTATAAGGAGCCGACTAGTATTCGTCGTCAATTTACGGTCTATCCGTACTACGCTTCCGGTGTCAATACCTTTTTTACGGTCCAGAATAACACTCTTTTTCGTGCCCAGTACGATTTGAGTGGCGTAGATTACGTTGTTGCCCGTGATTTGGGTACAGAAATGGCAATTACAGGCATTGACCCAAATTTACTTGCTTTATGGACAGCCGACTCTGCAGATAGTCTTGCCGATTTTTCCAATGCCACAATCTTGAAGAATGGGAGTGCCCGTAAATTTCAGGTGCTAAGTATGACATCTGGCGCAGCCGATGCTGGAGGCACGTTTATAGGCGAAGATACAAGTCGTCTTTGGTACGATACAGTGTCAGGTAGTAACGCCGCACAGTATGGTGCCGGTGGTGAAGCATATATGGATCCTTTTAATTCCAATAGTTTGTTTAATACAGGTGGTTTCGCTATGCCTATTAATGACTTGCTCATTGTTGGACAAGGACAAACAACCTTTAGTAATAATATTATGCAGAATTTACCCTTTGGTACATTTTGGGCAGTCAATGACCCGATTGTTGTAGGTTATCAATTCTCTAGTGCTCCAGTCAGCCGTGCTATTAAGAATCGTATTGACGAGACTACGTTGTTTTAAGTCGCTAAAAATCGCACATATCTGTAATGGTTTCCGTAAAATCAATACAGTTATGTTTAGCGGTAAATACAATTGTACTGTGTTTTGCTACAGCGCATTACGCTTTTTTAGAATCGGTTCATTACAATCCCACATTTACTATACTATCAGTATATCTGAAGGATTATCTTATTATAGAAGCGCTCAATGGACTTGTAAGACAGCGACCGTATATATTTTATAATGATATTCCACGGTTACAAGAATTTAATACTAGAGATTTTGTATCAACGTATGGAGTGGAAGCCCTGAGTTTTTTGGGCGCCCTCGCCTTAGCACCAACGACAAACTCCCCAGCCTTAGAATATCTTCTTTTTATTCCACGGACATTTATATTTGAACTTTTATTTGATTTTTTCCATTATTGGACCCATCGTTTCGGACACTCGCATCCCCTTATTTATAATTATGTTCATAAATTACATCACAGCGACTCATTGGTAAACGCCTATAATACATTTCATCATACACTTGCCGATATTATTCTTACCAATGCCGTTCCTATTTTACTCGCCGCATATCTATTCCCTCTACCCCGTTTCACTCTCACGCTCTTCTTTTGGTTCAAAACCATTGTAGAGGTATCCGGTCATACAGGAAAAGATACTACAAGTTCTTTTTTACAATTCATCTATTTGCCAAGGACACTAGGAATAGAATTATACTCGAGAGACCACGGTTTACACCATTATAATCCAAATGTAAATTTTTCTAAACGGTTCTCTATTTGGGATAAAGTGTTTGGAACGTTCAAATCTGGAACAACTTTGCGAGACATTGAGTAGCGATGAACGCCCTTCTAGGACAACCCGATGCGATTCCTGTTAGCCTCGGCTGGAGTTGCCATATGGCACTCTATATTCAAGAGTTGGGTGATATGGAGCGCCGCCGCCACGAGCGGCACGTCTTTGATTGGTTCGGCTCCCCAATGTGGTCTATTTGTGAACTAATTGACTTAGATTTTGAAGGGATGACGGACCGTACAAAGATTATCCCTCGGCGCCGTTATATGGATAATTTTAAAGAAATTCTATCACATACTGAGTACGAACTACGATTTCTACACGAATTTAAGGACCATACAACTATTACAGATGACGAATGGACACAATTTGAAGAAAAGTATGCTCGTCGTGCTCAACGATTTCGTAATTTACTAACAATGGCAAAACAAACGAACCGAAAAATTATCTTTTTCCGATTGGAACAGGTATATTATCGTCGTATTCAGTATATTAACCGATTTGAAAACGAAGATTTTTATGTGAATTATTTTGCTGACCAGATGCGCCAAAAGGGTATCCGATTTCAAATTATCTATTTGACGACAACACCGGTGAGAACATATAGAAATAACATAATTTATGTACCATTTGCCAAAGATAAACCTGATACAGACATCGGATTCAATCAAATACAGGAGATTGTAAAGGCGAACTTACCCTATATTCGCGAGGCGTTAAGAGCGGTGTAGAAGAACATTACCAAAGATAGAATGGACGGTGGCGATTCAATTGAAGCCCGATGGGACGCCTATGAAAAGTCAAAGCGATACGGCTACCCTGGGCTCTATGATCCTACTGCCGCGCCCCAGACTTGTCCCGTGTTAAGAGTACGCAAGGAGTACAATGCGCGCGATTCAATTAATAGTCGTGCGTGGGACTTCTTTCATGCCACTCCACCTACACAGGTATCATCACATAATCTTCAACGCAATCCTCCGGCATATATGGATATGAATCCGATTCCATCACGCACAAATACAGTTCAGTACCGTAATCAACCAGAATATATACCGAATCCTGAACGTGGTGCGGCGGCAGGCGATTCTTTAGGTGTTCCCCCGCCACCAGGTCCTATCACTCATCCAGCGAAAGAGTTTTCAAAGAATCCGTATATGCAACGTTTGGATGCGGATGGAGACGGGTCACGCAATATTGTACGTGAACTCAAGGCGGCGGTCTATGAGGATAACCGTGAGCTCGGTGTGGATACAGATAGGTCCCTTACTCAACGGCAGTTTCAGGACCGTTGGCTGCCGCCCAAAACGGGCACGGATATCCAATCGTTACAGGCGTATGAACTGCTAAGACCAAAACAGGATGACTGGCGCAACAAATAATCGCTAGACAAATTAAGGAATGTCATCACCACCGAAGACAACGCCTGGAAGAAAACTTGCGGAAATACTTGCCGCTGACCCCGTGTATCAACAAATGTTGAGTGGAAAATCTTGGGGAAATATAATGTTGGAAGATGAAAAGCGATTCCCTCCAAACAAGACACGCCGAGCGAAGTCAAAGTCGCCATCACCAAAACGCAACGCAACCCGAAATAATCATTATGCTATGAATGTAAAAGATGCCGCCGAGATACTTGACGGATTTAAGGCACCGGACCTCAAATTGCGCAAGGGTATTTGGGAAAACTTTCCCGTCGCCTTAGTCGCCATCGATGACGGTGATGGTGTAGACCGCTATGGTGTTGAGTGGCACAATAAACATGTCAAGGAGTGGCAGAAGACGGCACCAAAGAGTAAGAAAGAGAAAGATAATTATAAGCATTGGTCTCAAGTACGTCTGTTTCATTCGTTGAAGCAGTATCCTAAGCAGTATAAGATATTGCCACCACGTAATCCGAAACAGTTATTTGTGCTGGAAATGGTGTTTAAAAAGCATTAAGCGAAGAGTATTTTTGGCGGTATTACCGCCATTGATATCATACGAAAGAAAAGGAGAGCTACGAAGATGTTGCCGAGCATAACTTCAAACGATGCCAACGGCACCGTTGAATCATTATATAATAATACACTCTTCATCAATTCTGATAAACTGGGCAACCCGTCCTCTTTTTCATATTGAGTAAATACACACCGTTTATACACACGATGGGACACTATGATAAAGACTAGTAATCCTAAAATGAAAAAGCATTCTTGAAAATTTGTAGAAAACAGCGCACCGAACAGAACTAAAGAACATAATAAAAAATGATAAATGCGTATTGCCCAGGCGCGTACTACAACAAAGAGCCCCATCTTACTATAACACCAT